GTTATTTTGTAAAAGGAGGTAGAGTAATATGAAGCCTTTAGGCACAACAGTAACACCTATTACTCCAGAGGAAGAACCATTCCTGCTTAAACCTGTTCCTGCTAATCTTCATGATGTAGCAGGAGAAGTTCATGGAGACATCTTATACTCTATGTATACTCTGTCTAGTACAGTAGTTGACAGGGATATAAATGTTTCTCTGATTACTACAGACCTTATTCAGCACACTGCTGGTAATGGGGTTAAAGGTTTTTGGATAGGAATTGGCATTGACTCTAGGCTTATAGACAATTCTAAGGTGTATATATCTTGGGGTGACTTGACAGATGAACAAACCTTGTCTATGGAAGCCACTGAACCAGATAGCGAACAAGAGGTAGACGGTGTAACATATAAGACCTTCTACTTTAATGCTGGTAACGCATCTAACCATGAGAACAAGGCAACTATAATCGTAGACTATGAAGGAGTTCACTACCACTATAAACTGGATTTTGCTGCTGTAGGAATGAAGGTAGGCAATAATCTGGACGACATCATCTGGGATTCTGTTAGTGTACAAGCAATCAAGGATAAATACTTGTTCGGTATAGACTTGTCTGACTCTAATGGCAATCCACTTCCAGAGAGTTTGTTTATACATTATCTCAACGCCTCAGTGGATTACTTACAGAATCTTCTGGACATAGTTATATCTGAGACTGAGTTTACAGAGAAACATGATTACATCAGAAATGACTATCAGAATTGGGGCTTTATCCAGCTTGACCATAATCCTGTTAAGGAGGTTAAGAGGTTGAACCTTACTTATGGCAATAGACCTTCTATTGACATACCTTTGGACTGGATACAGTTGGACAAGCTGACAGGTCAGATTACACTGTTTCCGTCTGCTGGTTCTGCTAACAGCCTTATCATAGGACAGACTGGGCTGCTTTTCGGATTCCAGAGTCAATGGGATTATGCACCAATGCTCTGGGAAGTAGAGTATGTGGCTGGTATTGATGATAAAGACAAGAACATGCCATTTAATCTTATACAGGAAGCAGTGTTCAAGAGAGCATCAATGGGTATTTTAAACGTGTGGGGCGACCTCATTATTGGTGCAGGAATTGCATCACAAAGTGTAAGTATTGATGGATTGTCACAAAGCATCGGTACGACACAATCTGCGATGTTTGGAGGTGCCAGTGCTCGTGTACAGGAATACGCTAAAGACCTTGACGAACGCATACTTCCTGTATTACGGCAAAAATTCGGTGGGATAAGGATGGTGGTTGTGTAATAGTTTTTAGTATTTACCAATCAATTACTCTTGAACCCTTATTTTAGAGTATTAAACTCTAAGGAGGGGTATACATGAAGAGAACACCAATATTTATTGAAGAATCTTGGGAGGAATTTAAAGGCAATTATGGATACATCTATTTAACTACTGATGTTAAACATCATAGGATGTACGTAGGCAAAAAGGAATTACCATTTTTTGATAAACACTATTTTGGTAGTGGTACTTTATTGACTAGAGCATATCGAAAAAGACCTAATGACTTTGAGTGTAAACCTATTAGTTGGGCTAAAACCAAAGAGGAACTAAATGAGCAAGAAAGACATTGGATTGAATTTTTAGAGTGTCTATCTGACGTAGACAAGCCATTATCACAGAGGGCTTATTACAACATTTTGCCAGGTGGTGATGGTGGTAGATTGACTGGAGAAAGCCTTCAGAAAATGAAGGTATCTCGTAAAGGTAAGTGCTTAGGAAAAGATAACCCAAATTTTGGAGGTAAATCACACACAGAGGAATCCAGAGAAAAATTAAGACAAGCCATGTTAGGTAAACATTTATCAGAAGAAACTAGACATAAAATTAGTTTAGGTAACACTGGTAAAAAGATGTCTGAAGAATTTAAGCAAAAACTAAGAGAAATGCATCTTGGTACAACTTTATCAGAAGAAACCAGACAAAGAATTTCTAAGAATAGAAAAGGTAAAATGACTGGCAGCAGCCATCCTCTTTTTGGTACTCATTTAACACAAGAACAAAAAGATAACTTGAGAGAAAAGAACCTGTATGGAAAATCCCCTAGAGCCAAAAAAGTGTACAAATTTGATTTACAGATGAACCTATTGTTTGTGTATGAATCAAGAAGTCAAGTATCTATAGATGGATTTACTCCTCCTAAAATTTCTGGTGTATGCAATAAGAATGACAGGTCAAATGATACTACTTACACTTATCATGGATATATTTTTTCTAGTTACCCTGATTACCATATGAAATCCAATATCAAAGAAGTGTTAGATGTATCAATGCCAGATTACCAAGAAAAACGCAGTAAGCAACTATCAGAAATAAACATGGGCAATTCTCATCCCCATACAGAAGAATCTAAAGAAAAACTAAGGCAAGCTATGTATAAGAGGTTATATGGCATTACAGATGAAGAAGGTGATTAACCCATGGCACGTGTGAACCTATATGAAGAGTTATATGAGAAACTCATAAATGATAGAGGAATAGATGCCATCTGGGAACGTGCTTGCGTATGTAAGTGTGTTTCCAGAGACAGTGGTCAACCAGATTTCACCTGCCCAATATGTGGCGGCAGCGGATACAGATACATGGATGGAAAACCCATTCGTGTGGCAGTCACCAGCATTATGTCAGATTACAGGTTGGACACATTAATGCTGAGAGAACCAGGCACAGCATACATCACACCCAAGGCAGATATCATTATGGGTTTTCATGATAGGTTGATATTCCCAGACTTTAAGTGTACATTTTCTGAGGTAATTCACTGGAATTATGATGAAGATGGATTAGGAGTCAGCCCAAAGACTTATCGTGATATAAAGTCAGTTATATTCATGGCTGATGGAGAAAATGAGTATGAGGAACACATTGACTTTGAGGTAACAGAAGATAAATTCCACTTGAAATGGAAGGATGTAGAATTAGCTAAGAAGTACGATGGAACCAATATGAGTTTGTTATACTACACTACTCCAAGCTATTTAGTGGATGACCTTCTGCACGAAATAAGGGCAACCATATCAGATAGGAATTCTCCAAAGGAAACATTTAGGGAGTTACCTAAGCAATACAAAATAGTTAGGGAGGATTTTATGTACAAAGTAAAGACTCCAGAGCCATTCCCTGATGAACCTAGAGAAGAAATTGTTGATAATGTAGAGCCTAATACAGAAACGACTGAACAGAATGAACCTATAAGTGACGGAGAAGGTACTGTAATCTAAGGTGGTGATAATATGAGCTTTTCTATTACTGTAGATGTTAGTGACTTAAAGGTCAATGACCAGTTATCACCACAGATTACGGCAGCCATTCAATCATCTATACAAACGAGTCTTGCTATAATCAGGGATAGATGGCAAACGGACATCCAGAGAAAGCTGATGAGCTCAAGACCTTTATACTTACAAGGACTTGGATTTGATTCTGTAGTTTATCCTTTAGGCTCAGATGGATTTGCTGGTGCTGTACAACTGAAGGGAAAATTCCCTAATATGTTAGAAACAGGATTTGGTCCATTTGACATAAAGGTAGGCTTGGGAAAATCTAGTAGAGTTAAGCAAAAGAAAAATGGTGGCTGGTATATTACTGTACCATTTAGGCACTCTACACCAGGCAGCTTTATGTATGGTGCTCCAATGCCTAAGAATGTATACGCTGCTGCTAAAAAACTCCAAAATAATGGAAGATTATCATACCCAGGTGCAGGAGATAAGAGCTGGACTGGATACCAGAGGAAGAATAAAACCTATGATGGTCTCACCAGAATAGTCAAAAGTTATCAGAAAGCTACACAGAGCCAGTATATGACCTTCAGAAGAGTGAGCGACAGAAGTGACCCAATGAGCTGGTGGCACCCAGGCTACCAAGGTGTAAAAGAAGCAGAAAAACTTATGCCATTCGCAGAAAGAACTTTTGTAGACATACTAACCAATAACCTTAACGGAATATAGGAGGGTGAAAAATGATTCCTTTAATAGATGATTTTTTACAGAAATTCATGGTAACTAAGTTAAGATACCTAAAAGCTAATCCTAGTATGATTGGTATGATATTCCAGACTGGTCAGAGGGAATCATTGTCTAAGTTAACACAGTTTATTACCACACAGAAGATACGTGTAGTAATAGGCTATCCTAGAGACCAGTCATCACTTCCAGCTTATGTAATAACCCTAGCACCAGAGCAAGAGCAGCCAAGTGGGTTAGGAGACAACGTACTTACATATGGACCAACTTTAGGCATGGGAGAAGAACCAGAAGACATTGCTCAAGAATACTTAGATGATTTTGTGGCTTCTACAATGATGAATGCCAACTACCGTATAGAGTGCTGGAGTGACAATGGTGACCTAACTGCTTATATGTATGTGATACTAAAATGGTGTCTCTGGAGCAGTAGAAAGGAAATGTTGGCTTTAGGCTGGAATAACATCAGGCTAGATGGAACTGACTTAGAGCCAGTACCAGATTATATGCCTATCTTTGTGTATCGTAGGTCAGTATCCTTGGCTTTAACATATGATGCTTTGTATCATGAAGATGTTAACAGTATAGCTAGATTCCTAGATGTAGTTGCTCATCCAGATTTGTATGATAGGTCTGAAGATGGTAGCGTTATACAGAAAGAAACAGGAAGTGTTATCATACCTGCTAAGTACACATGGATTATCAACCAATTCGTTGAAACCATAGGTACTGGAGAGGTATCAATAGCACAAAGCACTTATACTTTTACTGGTAGAGCAGGAGTGAAAGGATACCCTGTTATCTCAATGTTACCAGAGCAGGGTGTTCCAGATATTCTCTATTTAGTACATGAATACCTCAAAGGAGATTATGATTACTATAAACCATGTGTATGGGATGACAATCTTGGTCAGTATATCCCATTAGCAAGCATGAAACACAATGAAAACTCATACAAAGATATTATTATAGTGAACCCTGTATCCAGTAAGGAGGAATAGTGATGGCTAAAAAAGCAGAATCAAATACCGATGCTGTTAATGCATCGTCTACAATTAAAACTGAACCTTTTGTAAAGTCCAGAAAACGTACTTCCCTTGATGAGTTTGCCATTACCCACAGACTCAGACCTGAAATGAAAGCTGGATTTAAGGTATGGCTGAAGGGTGAACTCCATCATTTTGATGATGAATGGGAAACACTATTTAAGAATTACACAAATAGACAGTTAAAGTAAGGAGGAATAAAGATGGCAAACACAGTCTATTTTAACGGTGATGTGCTTACCATACCTGGTGCTTACTCAGCAATTGACGTCAGCAACCTGCAGGTAAAGAGTGATGGTGATGGTGCTAAGACTATTGCTATTATTGGTGAGTGCACAGGTGGTGAGCCACAGGTAGTTCAATTCTTTAGTGAACCTACTGTAGCTAGAAAGATTTTGAAGTCTGGTGAACTTCTGAAGGCTTGTGAAAAAGCATGGAATCCTGTTTCTGGTAGTAAAGAGGGCGTGCCTATTGGTGGTGCTAACATTATTGCGGTTATCCGTTCTAATGCTGCTACCAAGTCTTTCCTTGAGATTGACCCAGAAGGTGTAGTTGCCCCTACTGAGAAGCAGATTGTATTCCAGTCTAAGGACTGGGGCAAGGATACAGCTCACCAGGTTAAAATTTCCAATGGCACCATAGAGGGTACAAAGAACCTCACCATCTATGACCAGACCAATGATGTATATGAACACTGGGACAATGTTGGTCGCATGTTCTCTATTGGCTACACAGGTGATAAGGCTTATGCTGAGGTCAATGTGTATAAAGATAGCAACGGTGCGATGTACCTCCAGACCAAGATTGGTGACGATGAGGCTTCTGCTGTAGAAGACATCCATATTGCCCTTGACCCAATTAAGTACAAGAACTTGCGTGTTCTTATTTCTGACCTTCAGTCCTATGAGAACTACAAAGTAATTGCTGCTACACGCTACAATATGCGTTTGAAGGTAAATGAGCTGGATATCATCACTAAAAAGAACATCAAGTCAACTCAGCTTGTTCCTACAGCCACCATTACGGCTACATTCGCAGATACTGCTAGTACTCTGGCTCTCAATTCTCGTTTGATTGAGGTTAAGTCTTACAACAAGGAAATTGGTAATAAGACTATTCCTAATACGAATGGTGCTTACCTGTTCCTTACTGGTGGCAGTGAAGGTTCTAGCCCAGCAAGTTGGATTAAATTTTTTGATATGTTGAGCAACTACGACATTCAGTACATTGTTCCGCTTATCGGAGATATTTCCATACATGCTGAGCTCATGGAACATGTTATGGCTATGTCTGGTACCATGGGCAAGGAAAGACGTGGTGTTGTTGGCGGTAACGTCAATGAAACTATCAATGAATCAATACAGCGTGCACGTGACCTCAATCATGCTCGCATGCAGGTTGTACACGGTGGTTTCTATGACGTAAATAGCAACAATGAGTTGGAATTGTATCCTCCTTACATCTTGGCTGCTCAGCATGCTGGTCGTGCTGCATTCCTTCCTGATGGTGAGCCAGCTACTCATGATATATATCGTATGAGTGCTCCAGAGTATCAGCTTGAAGCTAATGAAATCACAGCACTTCTTCAGTCTGGTGTTCTGGCATTCGAGTTTGTGATTGGTCAGGCTGGTGTATCTCAGTCCCATGCACGTCTTGTACAAGACCTCACTACAGACCTTGTCAATCAGGATGTGGTACACGTTGAGAGAGCAACTGGTCAGCTGGCTGACTCTATCAATAAGGAAATCAGACGTGGTCTGGATAGCTTGCTGACTGGTAAGCGTACTTCCTTGACTGACCTTACTTCTGCCAAGAACCGTGTTATTTCCATCCTTCAGGAACGTCAGCGTAATGGTTACATTATTGCTTACAAGGATGTATATGTATCCAAAACTGGCACAATCACTACAGTGGATTATGGAGTAGCTGCTGCTGAGCCTAACAACTTTACGCTTATTACAGCACACTACTATTCTGAAACACTGACAGCAGAGTAAAGGAGTGAGATAAATGGCTACACAAGCAAATCAGACAGTACACAGCGGCAATACAGTGTTGCTTAAAGTTAAAGGTCAGGTTGTAGGACGTGCCCAAAGCCTGGATGGTCGTAGGTCATTTGGTACTGAGGGTGTGTATGAGATTGGCTCTATCATGCCACAGGAGCATATCAACAATAGATATGAGGGTACTGTGTCCTTGGAACGATTCTTGATTAAGAAGGCTGACCTTGCTAAAGTTGGTATGGCAGCTTTGGGTGAGGAAATTCTTAACACTGATATCATTGACATCGAAGTCATTGACAAGAACAATGGTCAGACAGTCCGTGTATATCGTGGCTGTACCTGCGTTGACTACTCTGAGAACTTCCGTGTTGGTGCTATCTCAGGTGAGAATGCTTCCTTCCAGTATTTGTCTTGTGACAGAGGTGACGCTACTACTTCTGTGGCTAATGCTCAGGCAGGAACTACTGTTCAGCAGATTACCAACACTGTGAGTCAGGTAAACAGCCTGTAAAATTTACATAGTCTATAATAAGCCCTTAGTGGATTAACCATTAAGGGCTTATATTATTGTTTATAGGATAAACCCATTAACTAACATCTATAAGGAGAGATTAAAATGGCTAAAAAACTGACGGAAAACCAAATGGAAGTACTTGCTGGTATCGTAGACAGTGAGAGCAAGACCTACACCTTTGAGAAGGAAGTAAGTGTTGAAGGTGAAAAGAAAAAAGGAACTTTTACTGTTAAGTACATGGGGGTAGCAGCACGTTTACGCTTGGGTACTATTCGTGCTAGACTTCTGGAAGGTGCACCTTCTCAGTCTGTTGACCCACTTACAGATGATATTGCTTATATGATAGCGTATCTCACAGTATCATTAGTTAAAGCACCTAACTGGTGGGACTATGATAAAATTGATGACGTGAGTGATTTGCGTGAGGTGTACATGGAGGCATACAAGTTCATGCGTTCTTTTCGAGGACAAAATGAACAGAGTGCCAATGCTGGAGATAGTTCAACTTCCGATAGCAAGAAGGCTATGGAAAGTAAGTAAGCTACTTCACCTACCAGTGAGCCACCCTGCTATGCAGAGTTTGGATACCTATGACCTAGATTTCTATGAACTTTCAGATATTGCTGATGACCCGAAGAAATTGGAGCAACTGCAGAATCACTTCTTTGACCCAGACTTTGATGAGTGGTTGGAAGAATTTGATAAGGAACAATCTGAGAAGCAGGTTAAAGAGAAAGAGTCAACTGAACCAGAACCACCTGACCTTGACACCATAAAATACAGTCAAAATAACTCATATAACAATCAAGTTACTGAGTTAGAAACTGAAGAATACGAAATGGGTACTGCTGCAGCCGATGAAGAATTTGAGAGGGATGATGAATAATGGCTGACACCAATGTACGCATCAAGTTGTCAGCTGATGGCAAACAGGTGCGAGACACGCTAAAGCTAATAGACCAAGATATACAGCAGCTTGGAAGTGGCAATGCTGTAAATACAAGTGATACCTCTAATACTGGTAACAACAATACCCAACAGGGACAATCTTCTTCAGACAGAGTAAAGCAGTCTAATAGAGACAGGAATACAACACTCCTTTTAAGGGAACTGATTCTGGTTAGACGTGAATTACAACAGATGAACAGGAACACCAGTAGTACTGGTGCTCCTAGCTCATCTAATGCTCCTACACCAGTTGGGGGTTCTGGAAGTAATACTCCAACTCCACCAACTCCATCAGGAGGTGGCAGTCAGAACAACCCACCAACTCCACCTGGTGGCAATCCTCCACCACAAGGATTAGGGCAATTACAAAGTGTTTTAGGCAAACTGGCAGCTGGAGTTGCTGCCTTGTCTGCCTTTAATGGTATGGCTAATTCTAGCCAGAACAGACTTTCATTAGCCTATAAAACCTATGGTAGTACTCTGGCTTATGACGACTACAACAGAGCAGGTAAGGATGCAGTAAAGCTAGGAGAAAGATATGGTTATGATTATGAAGTAACCATGGGTGCTTCTTCAGCTAACATGCGTAGTGGTGCTGGCTTTAAGGATATTGCATCTTATAAGGCTGACATGAATGCTATACTGAAGTCATCTAAGGCTTGGGGGCTTGACCCTAATGCTGTAGCTAGTGCTTCTGGTAATATGGTAGGCATGGGTGCTTTCAAGCAGGGTGAGCAACAGAAATTTGCTAACCTCTTAGCTCAGTCTATTGTAGAAAATGGCATGCAGGGCATGGAGGATAAGCAGCTGGATGTCTTAGAGGACATAGCTGGGAATCTTTCCGCAACCAATGCTACAGTTAGTCAGCAGTCCATAGAGAGTGGTTTGAACCTTTATAATGCTATTGTTGGTGTCAACGATAGTATGAAAGGACAACGTGGTGGCAATCTCACAAACAAGATGATGGGATTAGCTAGTGGCCAGGATAACGCTCTGAATTTGTTCGCTGGATTAGGTACAGAATACACTGGCATTGAAGGCTATAATGAGTTCATGAAGAAGGCAGCTGAGGACTCTACATTTGTTCCTAGACGTGCTTGGGACAGAATGAAAGAAGTCTATGGTGAAGAAAAAGCTGCTGAATACATGAAATATCACCTCCAGAAGAGTGGAGGATATAGCATTGGTGAGGCTGAAACTGTAGTAGAGTCACTGAAGGCTGGAACTAAGTTTGATACTAAAGGTACTAAGACTGGAGAGCAAGCAGAACAACAACGCATTGAGAACTATGAGCAAGATAAGGTATCAGACCTTGAAAAATCTGATATTGCCATTCGTGAAGCCAAAGATGACGTTGGTGATTTAATCAATGAAATCAAAGCACCTATACTCAGTGTATTTAATGATATGTCTGATGGTGCTAAGATGGCTACTATTGGTGCTACAACAATTGGTGGCTCTGTTGTATTTGGTAAGGCAGCACAAGCTGTTTGGAACAGATTAGGAGGTGCGGCTGCTGGAGCAGCAGAAGGTGCTGGTGGTGCCGCAGGAGGTGCGGCTGGAGCATCAGAAGCATTAGCAGGTGCTGCTAGGACTGGTTCCAAATTAGTGAAAAAAGGTGCTCCAATCGTTGCTGGAGTTGTAGGTGCTTATGATACTTATGAAGCAATACAACGGGATGATTATAGAGGGGCAGCTGAGGCTGCTGGAGGCACTTTAGGAGGTATTGGTGGAGCAGTAGCAGGTGCTGAAGCTGGTGCTGCCATTGGTGCTCTGTTCGGAGGTGTAGGTGCCATACCTGGTGCTGCTATTGGAGGTATATTAGGTGGCATAGGTGGTGGATTCCTTGGTGATTCTCTAGGAGAATGGGGTGGTGGAAGCCTGTATGACCTTATAGCTGGAGATTCAGAAGAACATGGAGAAAGTGGCGTAGCTGCTGAGGAAAAGAACAAAAACCTTAAAGAAAACACTGAAGCACTAAGAGAGAACACCAAAAGGTTAAGTGGTAAGGGAAATAATGCTAATGCTAGACCAGATGATTTTGGCCCATTAGAGGAACAACGTAAAAAGAATAAAGAACGCGAAGAAGAACAAAAATCAACAAGTTTTTTACAGTGGTTATTTGGTAGTAATGGCGAAAAGGGCAAAAAACATGCTGTAGGTAATGACTATATTCCATATGATAACTACCCAGCTTTGCTTCATAAAGGTGAAAAGGTATTAACTAAGAAGGAATCAGAGGAATACGATGATATGGTAATTAGTGCTAAATCGTCTATGCCTCTGTACTATGAATACAAAGTAAATACAGCTAAAGCAAACAAAGCAGAACAGCTTGCCGTGGGTAAAGAC